TTCTTTTCGCAATAGATAAATAAGGATTTTAAATAAAAATTCAATAATATTTTTTCTGATCTTCGATCTCCATGTATGTTTTTTATTATCAATTATTCCTTCTACATATTTACCAGTGGCATCATATAATCTTATTTTATTACCTAAAGAAGAAGATACATACACACTATCATTATCTATAAAAGCCATACCATTTTTATTTTTCATTGCTTTCCCTTTCAAGATATTCAACAATGATATCTCCATGACAAGCAAGAGGTTTACAGAAACAACCTAATCGTTTTCCTTTCAGCTTCAGAACCTGTTTTTTAAATCGTTCATTCTTTAATTTCTTAAGGAACCAATCCCGATACCTTTCAATGACTTCTTCTCGTGTTCCGTCCTTTCCAATTTCAAAAGGGTTTCCAAATGCTGAACCTCTACCAATATAAACATCAAACCTGTCTTTGTATTTATTAACCACTACTGTTTTATTCACCAGTTATTCTCCTTATTATGTTTTCAGTCAAAGCTTGATGACAGAAAGGACAGATTTTGTTTTCTTTAAGCAGTTTTTCAAGTGTATTCTGCTTAGTATTCAGCTTTAAAACCTGCTTTTTTTCGTTAAATTCAGTGTCTACCACAGCTTTTATTAGAAAAGACATGTCTTTTATCGTCTTCTCTTCTGATTCATATCTGGTAATAAGAGAATTTAGTGCAGTAAATGGTTCAATAACAGCCAGCCATTGTTCATTTGCTTCAAGATCAACTCCAAACATTCCTATGTCTCCGACAAACTGTGACAAACTGTCTATTTCTTTTTGGACAGTCTCATAAGTTTCTGTTTGTTTGATAGTTTCCTTGACAAGACTTTCGTATACAAGAATTTTATCACCGTTAGCAATAGATACCTCAAGGTCAGAGACAGTACCCAATACTTTTTCGAGTCCTCCACATTCAGTTTCAATGCGCTTGAGTACAAGCATCTTTTTATCCAAGTCAGAAATAATAGTTTCAACTTCACCCAAATAATCAAAATTAGATATTCTCCGTTCATACTCTTTAATCCTCCCTTCTTCTTCCTCTATGTCCTCTCCTGTTGTTCGGATTCTTATATTCAAATTATGAAAGAGCCTGTCAATAACATCCAATTGAGCAAGCTCATTTATTTTTCGTGTGACTTCCCCCGGAGAATCATCTATCAAACAGTAGGAACCGTGTTGAGTTTGTATGTTAAATTCCGAAAGATTTATTATATTCAAAAGCTCTTGAGGAACATCTGTTTTAAGTGCTTCAAATTTGGTTCCGTCAATAACATACCAGTTCTTTCCGTTCTTTCTGTTTTTAATAATAGTATGTCCGTCCACAGCAGCAGATACAAATATAAGGTCTTCTTTTTTAAGTCCCCAATTTCTGACTGACTCCCCGCCAAATTTGTTTTTGAACAACCACAAAAGGGAACGTAGGATGGCAGACTTTCCTCTATCTGAACTTCCTACAATAACATTCAATCCGGGACTAAATGTTATCTTGGTATTGGTGTGGGTTTGAAACCCGTTTATGTTTATGTTGTTAATCATTAGTTCATTTTCTCTTTTTCCAAAGGAGTTTTTCCCGAGGAAAGATTTAATAAATTTTGTCGAACGGAATTTGCTATGTTAGTGTTACTTAGGCAAATGCCCAATACCATTTCAACCAACTCTTGCTCTTCCAAATTATGAACTGTAAAACAATACATGCCTTTTCCTGCATAAACAAAAGCAGATTCTAAACCTGCCTCTTCAGCCAAATCAAAAATTTGTTCGTCAAACTCAGTAAGGTCTTGTTTTATTTTACATTCAGATTTTTCATCCATTGATGAATTGCCTCCTTTTTGAGCAATGATTGAAAACCATACTTTTCACAGATATGATACATACCATCGTAAGATGTTTCTTTTTGAGTAAGAAGAGTAATTGCAGGAGTTCCTTTATAAGGAAGGGTCACAAGCTGTACATTTCTTTCAAAGGAATCACTCTTTTTAAAAGACTCTATATTCTGATAAGCCTCCGTTTTTGGGTTAAGCTCATCATTAATATATTTTATCGCTGTCTTTTCTCCTACTCCAACAACCCCAGGAACATGATCTGAGACACACCCTGCAATTGCTTTTACCGTTGCCCATTTTGTGTGATCAACATTGTACTCCATAATCAATTGAGGTTCAGTATAAAGCTTCTTTGTTTTAGAATTAAAAATTGACACACGAGTGGTATGAAGGAGCTGATACAAATCTGTATCCGAAGATATAATTACAAAGTTATCCGCAAGATATTTTTTTATAATGGAGGCAATGATGTCATCTGCTTCGTATCCTTTAAGCATAAAGTTGTTTTTAAACCCTATAGCAGGAAGAACCTCAGTTCTGATTGTATCAAATTGGGAATAGACAATTGCATCAAGTTCCTTCTCTTCCTCTGTCTTATCATAGGTACGATTAGCTTTATATTCAGAATATATCTCAGTTCGTTTTCTTTCTTTACTGTCCCAAGTAAAAATAAAATTGTTAGTGTCAAAGAACTTTGCGAAGGAGAGAAGTTGTTTCAGGAATCCGAAAATAACCCCTACCTTTTTTTCATCCCAAAACAACTCCCCCATCGAATGTTTAGCCACATGGCATATGTAATTACAATCAACAATGACGTACATTAAAATTACCTCGGATATTTTGATGGTAGATTAGTAGATAGACCTGCTTCGATTTCTCGCCAAGCTTCCGTGACAACTTCAACAAGTTTCTTTTTCTTTTCCGAGTCCTCGGCAATCATAAGACGGAGTGCATCAAACTTAATGGCTTCTTTTCCAAAAGAGCCTTTTGTATCAATGAACCCTCGTTCCTTCTTTTTCTTTTCGTCATCAGTCTTTTCTTTGGTTAGTGCTTGGCGCACTCCTTTCCTTACAGCTACTTTTGCTTCGGAACCTTTTGCCCAAACCTTTTCCTGCATTAAAAAATCAATGCATGATGTAATGTCATCAATTCCGTAGTCGTAGTAGATAGGAAATTCAACAATGCGTTCTTTACCAGTTATTTTATTTTTGCTGATCTTAACCCGAACATATGTTCCTGCATTGCGTTCTTTGATTTTGATATGTTCTTTAACAGCAAGCCACAATTCATGTGTGGCAAAAAACTTCAGAGCATTCCCACCAGAACGTGTCTTCTTGCTCCCAAACATGACTCCGATGTTATCTCTCGTCTGAGAAATAATAAACAACAAGGATTTTGACTTCTTGAGATTTGAAGTAATCTTTCTGAATATCTGACTCATCAGTTTCGGTTTGCTTGCCCCGTAGGAACCTTTCCTTACATCTCTTTCAAGTTCATCTTCTGGAGCGATTGCGTCCAGAGAGTCCAATCCTCTTATAAAAGGATTACCGCTTTTTAATTGGGCGATTATGCTGTCATGAAACTCTTCAACTGTTTCCGATACTTCCTCCCCATTGTACCAATGCACACGCTCCGCAACTTTAGGACCAAAGAGTTTTTCAACATTGAAAGCAAAAGCAGATTCAGGCTCATCATAATCCAAATTGTAATCATCAAACCTTTCATCATAGGTAATTTCAGCAAAGCAACTCCACAGGAGGAAAGTTTTGCCCGCGCCGGAATCTCCTATGATGTTTGCCATCGTCCCGAGGACGAAACCCCCGTAGGGGTCGTCACTCAGGGCTAAGTTTAGAAGTGTTGAGCCTGTAGGAATAAGCCTTTCTCTATCCACAGGGCCTATGATGTCAATCTCATTACGCTCATCCTCAGACTCAACAGTATCTATAACTTCCTGCGCTACACGTTTACGAACAGGTTTTTCTGACATTATCGAACTCTCCTGCGTAAAGGTTCATTTTTCTTGGATGAAGGAGCAGGTGCTTCTTCTCTTCGTCTTGCAACAGGTTTTGCCTTTGCTGCCGCTGCCTTTTCTTTTGCTTTTCTTTCCTCTTCTTCAGCTTCCTCAGCCGCTGCCTGAATTTCAGCAAATTTGTCTGAACAAGCCTCCTTGTTTACACAATCCAAACAGTTCTCAAACTTGTCGTAGTCTTCTCCAAAGTTCTGTTCACAAGGGCATTCATCCTCAGCAAAAGCAGGAACATCAGTTTCCTTTTCTTGTTCAGTTTCAACGTCCTTTACTTCCTCTTTTTTATCGTCCCCTTCATCACGAGCAGGCACATCTCCTTCTTTACCAAAGAAAGCATCTGCAATTTCTTCATATGTAGGAATGTGAAGTCTCTCTTCAATACACATTGCTTTATCCAAAAGCTCTTCAGAGATTGAGTTCTCTCTGTCTTCAAAAGCAAGTGCATGGTACTTCGTATTGAATCCTTCCCCTTTCTTTCTGAAACTGATAATCTTTCCTTCATCAGGGTCAGCAAAGTAAGTGAATCCTCCGCCTTGTTTCTTCTTTGCAAGTTCAGCGAGTTCCTTCTCAAAGAGATAATGGGAAACGTCCCACATCTGAACACCTTTGGCAATCTCTTTCGGGTTGTCAAGCACCTGAATATTGTATATTGCCCGGCGAGTAGGATTGAGAGACTTTACATATTCCTCATCATAGTCATCTGTCTTTTTAACCTTTGCGATATACTCACAAATAGGACAGTCTTTTCCGAAACTGCGATTCAAACAAATGTAGGAATCCTCATTAACACCTATGCCTCTGTGAATATAGATGTCAAGGAAATAAGCGACTTTCCCTTTTTTGAATTTTGGATTGTTGTCCCCAGCAATGTAAGGAATGATATTAATGCTGTGGTCTTCTTCGGAAGGTTTCCATCTCACAACTCCCTGCATCTTGCTAGGTTCAAAAATACTTTTAAACCTGCCGCTGTCATCACGAGAATCATAACTTTCCTGGGTTCGTTTCTTCAGTTCATCACTATACATCTTTCTTCTTTCACTTGGTTTCATAATTTCCTCCTTTTATTTTTGTTCTTTTTTATAATCGTCTTTGACTTTCCACCATGAATAAAAAACTGCGCTTGCCATTACCCTTGTAAAGTAATAAACCAAACTAGGGATTGCACAAATCACACAAACAAGGATAAAAATCCAGATAGGGTCTTTCTGTTGAAGAAAAAAATCAATCATTTTTCATCCTCGCTTGCATCCGTTTACTATTATTTAACCCTTCAGATTGTGCCTCAGTGTTCTTTTTTGATAATGTATCTTGGTAATTGACTTCTCCCCTTGCTTTTGCTGCAAAGTAATTTCCTTTATAAAGATCAGTGAGAATGCTTAAAGCTTTCCCCCGATGTTCAACTGTTTCTTTTCCGGCACTCATTATATTCACATTATATTGAGCTTTAATAAATCTTTCATTGAGTTCTTTATGTTCAGGTTGAACTATTATTTTACTTGCAAACCAAGGCTCTGTCGGATTCTTTCCTTCTTGCTTCCAACCGTACTTTGTCGGATTCAATCTTATTTTCTCATCCAGTTCTGCTTTTAAAACTGATAACTGCTCCTTTAGTTTGTCTCTTTCAAAGACAGCGTCCGCCCACTCTCGTGACCACTTTTCAAAAAGTTCAGGTTGTTCAATTGTTGCTTTGTCCAGATTGAAAATAGAAATTTTTATATCATCTTTAAGAGCCATAGTTATCAGTCCTTTCTTTTTATATTATAAGTATATCATCACAACCAGAAAACCAGTTACTTTTTTGTTGCTAAGTAAATGCTATTTACAAGTCCTGCTTTCCCACTGCTATATGTATTTTCCGAAAACAAATCAATCAGCATTGATGCCCGATCATCTGCTTTATTCAGCAGGACAGCTTGCATATAACCAAGAATTGCATACCTTATTTTTTCAGGCTCTACATTTTGAATGACGGCTTTTACTTTTCCTTTAACTGTATTCCAATTTTCATTTTTAAACAAAGCTCTGCAAATATCTATGACTTCAGCTTCCTCAGAGGAGAACGAAGATACAGCAGAAAAAGCTGCGGTTTCATCGAGTATGTCAATCACTTGATCGAGTATGACTAAAGCTTGTCTTGGGCATCCTTCCGACACTCTGATAATCTCATTCAGGACTTTGTCCGAAAAATCTGATACCTTCTCCTTCTTGAGAACACTGCAAAGCAAGGCTTTTGTTTCTTTCTCTGTTAAAGGTTTTGTTTGATAAGTTGTACAGCGTGTATGAATAGTCTTTAACAGTTTTTCTGGTTCAGTTGTACAGAGAATAATATAAACATGGGAAGGAGTGTCTTCCAATAATTTGAGGATTGCATGTTGAGCGTCCTTTGTTTGCTGATGAACTTCATCCAAAAGATAAACTTTTACGTTTCCGTCAATCGGGGAGTAGTGGCAATTTTGAGAAAGTTCTCTGATCGTGTCAATCCCCCTTGTGTTTGCTGAGTTCAATTCTATAAAGTCGGAATCAGAACATTCAAGCATGTTCTTTACAATTCTACCCAGGGTTGTCTTACCTGTGCCGGAAGGGCCAATAAACAAGAAAGTATGAGGTCTGTCTTTCCTTGCAAAGATTGAACTCAAACTGTCCTTAACAGATTCATTTCCAATAATTTCATCCAATGTAGCAGGGCGATAATCTAAATGTAAAGGCATTCTTTATTCTCCTTTCTTTTTTAAAATGTTAAATAATAAAATAGTAAACCAAAATTAAGTAAAAGTCCAAATAACAAAACTACTATCAATTTTAAATACGTTTTAACTGTAAAATCTTTTTTCATTTTTATTCTCCTTTCCTTTGTTGAACTTGTTTTTGAATGGAATAAATCCATTCACATACTTTTAGACAGAAGAAACCTAAAGGAATTCCTATAATAACCATTATACCGACAATCACAAGAAACATTGCAATGTAATCATCCAATGACATTACATACATAATTACTCCTTTCTGAAGTCGTACAACCCCTTTATATTCTCAGCAAAGTATTTGCCTACTGACTTTGCATCAAGTAATCCTTCATACAATTCTCCAGGAACATTACTGTAAACGTATAAAGTTTCGGTTGTGAAACGGATATAAAGTTCACTCTCTTCCTCATCATATCCTATTTTCTTTATGCTCCTGCTTTCAACCTCAAACATTTCTATTTCAGCCATTCTCTTCTCCTTTCCTTTCTAAAATGACTTCATCATTTTGTTTTACCCTCACACTCATTCTCTTTGATACAGCTTCAAAATTAGCTACGGCAGAAAGTTCATTCCTATGATCAGAATGATATGTCCATTTTCCGTTTACAAATTTTTCAACAACATATTCTTTAAGCGGTTTCTTCATACTTACTCCTCTCGAATTTCTTTCTTACCATACCAAGAACCATCAATGGGTGTTTCTTCAAACTCTAGGATTAAAGGAACATTCAACCATACCCATTCTTTTCTTATCCTCTGAGTAGCAATCTCAATTGAAAGTTTCTTTACAAGCTCTTTCTCAGGAGGATAACAGTCAAAGAGACAGCAATCATGTATCTGCCCAATAATCGTTGTCTTCATGTTTCGTTTTTTAAGTTCCTTATTTATTTCAATCAAGCTCCAAAGCAGACAATGAAAAGCAGGCCCTTGGATAGGATAGTTTGCAAGATCATTTCTCTTCATGTAACCAGAACATCTAAAACCTGTAACAAGTTCTATATACCCATACTTCTTATAGAAAGCCCAATTCCCTTCTTGCCACTTCTTTACACCTGAAAAGTCTCTCCAGAATTTCTGCTCAACTCTTTTAACGTGAGCTGTAAAACCACCTCCCGTTTCCGTTACTTTATTCCCTTGTCGAATGATTCCTAAATCATCAGTATGTGCAATTATTTTTTGACTGAATAGATGTTGAAATAAATCTGTTCCGTCAGGAAGTTTGAATTTCTCTTTCTTCATAACGTCCCAAAGACCTTCTGCACAACTGCGATACCAACTGCCATAGAAGAAAGGAAAAACGACCCCGTTCTTTGCATGAAATCTAATCATCTTTGTTACCTGTTCTTTTCTCAGAACAAATAATTCCATTGCTTTATCTCTGTGCATGTCGGTTGTGGGATCATTAATGTAGGAAACAAGTTTCTTGTCTTGAGTAACAGCTCCTATAATTCGTACTTCAAGGGCGCCATAGTCAAAGTCAAGAATGATATTTCCTGGACTAGGAAAAATACCGGAACGTGTGTACTTCTTAGCATCTGCATCTCTGACAGGAATGTTCTGCCAGTTGGGTCCTTGTGCGCTGCTTCTAAAAGTTTGAACAGTATGGAGATTAAAGAAAGGATGCAATTTTCCGTCATCATTAAGTTCACGAAGGAACTGTCCTACATATGTTCCTTTTATCTTTTCAAGTTTACTCACTTGGACAAGTTGGTCTGCAATCGGTGAGCCTAAAGCACGAATCGACTCAGCATCTACCGATGGTAGTCCGCCGTCAGTTTCTTTGCTAGGAGTACATTTTAAAATCTTAAAGAACAACTCCCGTAAATCATGGTCTGATGTGAAACTAATTTCTCTCCCTGTGACCTCTTTGAACTTTTTTGCTTCCTTTGAAGACAGAAGATTTTTGTAAATGTCTATCATCTGTCTTTCCAGTTCTTTGTCAATCTGTTCATAGTAGGAACGATCAAGAGGGATACCGTTTACTTGCACATCTGATAAAGCAAGTAAACCATCAATAAAGAAATCGTTGCTCTCTTTAAGACGAGGAGTCATTTCCTCAAACTGCTCCAAATAAAGCATGAAAGTAAATAGAGAATCTAAACCATTATATAAAAGCAGTTCATCTATATCCGCTTTCATGACGTTGTTAAACCCACTTCCAGTTTTGTCTTTTAAATAAGATGATACGCTTTTGTCATATGGTTCAACTCCCCAACGGATGAAGGTCTGAAATTTCAGACCTGAGAATGAGGGGCGATTATCAAGAATGTGTGCGGCATTCATTGTACACCAATGCCAATTCTGAGTCATTGCATTAAGAATAATTCTTGACCAGACATCTTCATATTTCAAATTGTGAGCTATTTTAAAGGAACTGTTCTCCAAGACAGCTTTCCATTTCTCCTTTAACTGTTTAACTTGTAATGATGTGAAGTGTGGATATTCCAAGGGGAAAGAGTAAGCTACCTCTTCATTAAAGCACAAACTGATTGATGCAATCTTATGTCCTTTGTTATAAGGTTTTAATCCTGTTGTCTCATAATCGTATGCCATAAACTCAGGGGGATGACTGATCAATGAATCCAACAAGTCACAGACATCCTTAAAGTCTTTGTAAACAACTATACGTTTCCTATAATCAAGGAATTGGGGAGGTCTTTTCTTCATGCATGAAATTGCAAAATCTAAATCACGCTCATATTGAGACATGATTAAATCATCTTTTTTGTTTCGCATTGCATAGGAAGGATGAAAGATTGGGATAACCCATGCTCCTGATTCTTTATCAGGGACACACAACCCTCTCCATCGAGTAGGAGTCAATACTGTTCCTTCTTCATCAGAGAACTTTACTTGAAAATAGGATTCAATCGCCGCAGCTCCTACGAGCCAGATAAATTTAGGTTTCTTTTCTTGAATGACTTTCTCGTAATTCATCCTACATAATTTAAGTTCTGCACGAGTAGGCTTACGATTGTTTGGAGGACGGCAGATAACAGAATTTGTTTTCCAAAAGTCTTTATCTAAATCAAGTCCTCTTTCTTTAAGAAGATTACGAAGGAACTGTCCTGCATCTCCTATTAACTGGATGTTTCGTTCATCTTCATCTTTTCCAGGGGCTTCTGCAATAATCAATGTTTCTCTTCTACCTTCTCCACTCACAGGCATTTTAGGACTTTTGCAGTTCTTAAACAATCCGCACTTGAGACAGATTGAATCTTGAGAAACATTTAATGAAACAGAGGAAAGCTCTTCTCCAAAAAAGAAAGGCTTAACTTTAAGCTTTTTGTTCATTCTTTTCCTTTCTTTCTTTTTTCTCAGCAATAAGAATTTTTTCCTCAGGGGTTAAACCCTTTTCAGAAATAATAAAAGCTTTGTGGATGAAGGCTCCTATACCACTATATTTTTTCACAATAGCTTTAATGTTCTCACTTTTAAAATTGATAGGTTCATAATGGAGCCCTTCTGTAAATAAGAAGTCAAGACGAAGTTCTCCGTTAAGCAAATCCTCTGTTTTTTTAGCTCGATTGTAGGCAACTTCTCTTCCTGTTTTCTTTAGGATATTCTTTTCTTTTACCGAGCAAATAGCCATGCCTCGAACAAAAAGACCTGCACAATCTGATTCTGCAATGCAGACGGTGACAATCGGATGTTTTACAAGAAAGGCTTTGCCTCTCTTTGTAACGTACCTTGTTCCGTAAACATAATAAAAAGCTACATTCTTCATTTCTGTTCTCCTTTCTACTCCGTAGGTAAAGCAATAATATGCTGATAGTTATCCTGAGTGAAATATGCTTTATCCGGATGTTCTTTTCCTTGCACAAGAGCAAGTGTTGTAGCTGATTCTAATACCTGAGCCATAAAGATAGGATTGACATAGAAGACAAGCTTCTTTCCTTTATATCTGCAATCAACTTCTTTAATCATCCAGCCCCGTTCTTTTTCACTCTTACAGGTGATCTTCCCTTTGTCAATTGTAACTTCAACCATCTTTGCAATATCAACTTCACCGGCAGCCAGCACAACGGCATTCTTCATAATAGTCTTTAATTCCGCTGGGACTTTAATTTCATCACTCATCTTTTTAAAAAAAACATTGACTCTATCAAAGGGGTATTCTCCTTTCATTGTCCGACAGTTAAAGATAACTCCTTCTTCTGTTTGAAAATGAACCCATCCGTCTGATAAACCGTAACGTGTCACATCATACTTTACAAGGTCAAAAGTATCACGGGCTGGAATAAGAATTTCATCCTTCACTTTACTATCCATGACATAACGAGACATCCGTAAATTATCAGTTGAAAAGATTTGATCGTTTCTGACTGCTACACAACACTTAACTCCAGAAGTCATATCCTTGCTTGCATTAAACATACAAAGGAAAACTCCTTTTACAAAGTCTTTCGGGAGTGTTCTGAAGAATTTGGGCTTACTTGTGGTTGTGAGAATCTTTTCTACCATGTTTTCAACTTTCTCATTCTCTCCAACGAGAGTAGAAAAACCAGCTTTCGTTTTCTTACTGTCTATTTTAATGTGATCACCATCAAGGGACAGATCAATTTCATCTTCTTTAATCCCCTCAAGGACTTTATAAAACTCCTCCCCATTTACAGAACATTTAAAATCTGTGGAAAATGGGTATAATACCGAAATTGCATCATTGAATGTTGCAATACATTTCCCCATAAACATAACATGGGCGGCCTGCTGAATAATTTCACGTTTTGCCAGCCCCGGCTGTGTGCTTTTAAGGGCACTCAATAACTCACTTCTATTTATTTTCATCTTTCATCTCCTTTACAATTCCTTCAAACAATAACAGGTAGTTGATTCCGTCTGTTATTTTATCGTTCATTAACTGCTCAGTAGGAAGAACTCCTTTCCTAGCATCATCAATCATATCAAGAATTGAGGTTAGATGTTTGTTAAACATACCGTCCCATGCTTCAATAATTGAGATGTCTCTGATATGAGCTGTTCTTTTAAAGTTGTGGAGCTTGTCATTGTTGCGTGAATACTCCTTGTTTTTGATGTTCTCCAATAAGAAACAACATTGTCTCAATCGTGGAGCAACTACCTTCTTCATAAATGTTTCTGTTTTCATTCATCCTCCTTTTTATTGTTGATAGATGGTTTGTACTTCAGGATTTCCTTTTAATTTATCCCCATGTCGATTGCTCATCCCAAATCCGTTCAGAAGTCCTGTTCCTTCATAAGACAAAATTGTATTGTATAAAGACACAATCAAAGCATCCTTATTTTTACTGTGAACAATAAACTCTTTATACTCTTTCAGCTTTGAGATTAATCGGGTAAGTTTACCGAGCTCACTTCCTTTCTGACCTTCCTTGACTCTTAATTGCCTTGCATCAGCTAGAAAAGTACAGAGCATATCAGTTGCTTCTGCCAGGTTCTTTTTTAAAGCTTCAAGAGAAGAATATTGACCATGACGAAGAGGGATTCTGTAAACAAGAGCAACCATGTCTCTTTCGGATGTAATACTTTTTGTTTTTCCATTAATGTCAATTTGAAACATCTTTACCTCCTGATTTTTTCAAAGAGTTCAACTTCTGCATCATCCCCTAGGATTGTCGTACCTACAAGAGTGTACTTAATCCATTTGTTAAAGTGCAAGACAAACTGATTCTTATGTCCTTTGCTAGAAGCATCTGCAATACACTCAGGGGGGTATTCCCCCAATCGTGTCAATGCAATTGCTTTAGGCTTATCCGGAGTGCCTCCGGATAAAAGATAAATCCAAATTCCGTCCATCTGTTTTACGAGATCAGGAGCCGTTGGGTTTTCAACGTAAGATTTCAGATAGACATTGTAGAAAGGTTTAGGTTTGTGACGGATAATGATTTGTGTTTCCTTTTTCTTATTTTTCTTATCAAGGTAAGTCATAACCATATTTAATCCAAAAGAAACTTCTTCTCCTCTGTCTGCGGCTTCCTTAATTTCAGACTTCCTTCTGCTTGATCTGAAACTGATGTCACCTGCAAAACGCAAATCAAGAATCCATTTGTGTTTCTTCTTCAAATTCTCAGCAACAATCAGAGATGTTTCCTTCGCTTGCAGAAAATCTTTGTTTGTCTTGCCTAACTTCTTCTCAGCTAAAACAGGTTCAATGCCCATACGCTCTCCTTTCAAAGTTAAAACTGTATTACACGTTTGCGGATAATAGAAACTTGTGAGTCTGTGGTACTCACTCCTTTTTTCTATTTTCTTCATCAACTCCCTCTCTTTCTTTATAGAATAGAGATGAGGGAATGATCCGGCTAAAAACAATATGATAAGAATCACCTTCCTTTCTTTTAGATTTCCACGACTGTTTCTGCCTGAGAAACAATGTGTTCTGCTTTTCCTCCTATCACTGTACAATCCGTCATTAAAACATGTATTGATTAACATCTTCTATTTTCATACCTCAACCCCTCCCCCATTTTCATTGTCTTCAAAGACTGTGACAGTAATCCCTTTCTTTATTCTGTACTGCGTTTTAATAGCTTCACAGAATCCTTCAGCAAGCATCTCACAAGATGTTTGCTTGAGATTTCTATCTTCAGGCAATTGATTCTGAATGTAGTCCTCCAGAAAATGCTGAACGATAAAGAACTCCAACGCTCTGTTATTGTGAGGTACTTCTATTTTCACTTCGACATGAAAGATATGTCGGTGCAGATTACGAAGGAATCCTACTTCAATCGGAGCATCTTTCCAGCAGTGAAATCCTTCAAAGCTTGTACGAACAATGATAAATCTTTTCATATTCCCTCCAATGTTAAAGCTTCCCAAAAAGTCTTCCTCATTTCAGCACTCTTCGGGTCTTCATTCTCAAAAGCTTTCGGTGATGTATCTGCTTTCAACGGATTTTGCACCAAAGATTTTAACCACTTTGCTTCTTCTTCATCCAAGATTAAAGTCACCTGTATCTCTTTTCTTTTAATTGCTTTCATACATTAAACCTCGTTTGTTGTTTGTTTGTCTTTTTCCAAGCCCAAGGATATTTAGGAACGTGAGCCTCCAAATCTAAATAGTATTCCAAATTTAGTTCATCCCTCAGAGGCCCGCTATTACATATCCCTACTTCAATTATTTTCTCTTCCTCTGAAAACTCGTGATCGCTGATATGGAACTCACTTTTTGTTTTATCAGAAGGAACTTTTTTAAGAATAGATTTACCGAACTTGAATCCTTTCTTCTCAATATAATCAAGAATGTGTTTCTTTTCTTGTGAAGGAAGACTATTAAAATGGTCAGCTTTTGCTTTCTGAGCTTTACGCTGAGAAACCAAAACAATTGTTGGAGACGATTTATAATCAAGCTTGTTATTTTTAAGTTTAGGAACAATGATTAATCCGTACTTACCGAATTGCATCCATGATGTTGAGTCGGCAGAAAAAAACGGGAATCTCATTATCAATTCCGGGCTTGTCATTGCGAAGCCATGAGTCTTGACTCTTGGCATTCTGTTTTTTGTGTCACAAATCAATTCAAAAGCAGGGTCACCAACATTAATTATCCACTGAGATTTTGACATTGACTGACCAAGTCCGCCTATTCCAATATAATCGTAATTGTCAATGTATTTCTTCAACCATATAAAGTCTTCCCCTGCATGAAAGACAGGTAGAGGTTTAAGTTTGTAGGTGTTCTCCAAATATTTCTGTACTTTCCAAGAAAGTTCGGGATTAAAAATAACATCAAGGCTGACGTAGGTATCAATCAGCTTTTCATTAGCTTTAATAAATTTGGCATAATCATCAACGAATTTCCAAAACTCATCTGACTCAAAAAAACTGAAGTCTCTGTCCTTAGTTTTATTATGTCCTACATAAGCAGTGTATAAACTATGTGCACCGGAATCAATCATCACTATTTGTTTTCTAACAGGCATTTTTCCTCCCATAATCCATATGGAGCAAACTGCATTCCATCGCATTTTTCACACAAGGAATAATCCTGCTTTAATTCAATTTCTTTCTCATCCCACACAGAACCCAAAACTTCCTGTGCATCATAATCACAACAACAAGGGACTATTCGACCATCCCATAAAACAACAACATATCCATATTTTTTAAAGTAACAAATCCCTTTCTCTTTTTGAGCAAAAGGAACAGCCCCAGCAAAGTTTGTTATAGGTTTACTTCCTTCATTTACTGAATGAGCATAGATTAAAGTCGATTTGTTATACTCAGCCAGTGCTTTTAAAAAGTGAAGGTCTTTAAATGCATCATACGCATAGCGTATGATGTAAGGTTCAGCTTCCATAACTTCTTTGACAAGAGCAACAATACTTCCATTTGTAGAAAGCTCAGTTTTGATTCCTTTCTGATTAGCTAGACGAATGAAATAGGATAAATGCACATTAAGAAAAGGTTCACCAAAATGGTGAAGGGCTGTGTATTTATTTACCATTAAATCAAGTGTCTTTATGAATGTTTCTATTGTCATAACTCCTTTTTCCCTTGTCATTTTAGGATGTGGACAATAGACACAATTTGCATTGCAAAAATTCGTGGTTTCAATTTGATAGACTTGAATTTTCATTTAATATCCTTTATGTAAAAGTTCCAAAGCTCTACCATAAAACTCTGCTTCAGCTTGAACAGGAGTCCAAGGAGTTATTGTCATAGGAAGAGGGGCAGGTAATTCTATTCCCCACTTACAGTCAGTCATGAGGTCTCTCTTCTCAGTTGCCAGCATTATTAAATCAGCATCATGAACATCCTGAATATCATTCTGATTCATTTCAGGTAAATTAAAAGAACTCCAAACAGATCGCTTTATCCAATTTTCTATATTGGAAATAGGGGCATAAAAATTCTCAATCAGTTCTTTAAGAGGACGGGTTATATCCCCCATGTAAGCTTCTGCAACATCATGAAAGAGATAGAATAAAGGATTTGAGTTTATAAAGAATCTGGACATCAATACTGAATGCTGAGCCACAGAGTAAAATTCCTTGCAGTGGCCATTATACCTGCAAAGTAAACTTAAGGAATGAGCAATGTCTTTTAAGTCGATGTCTTTTGGGTCAGGTCTTAGAAGATCAAACAAACGTCCTGTATATGTTTCAATTTTTGTGTTCATGTTTATATTTTCCTTCAAAAGGATAGTATGACCCGGGCATTTCTTCCCTTTCAGTGGGGTTGGGAATAAAATCAAGAGTCATGGGTGCAATAAAGTAAAAAAGAGTATCACAGGCTTTTGCTGCCAATTCTTCTGTTGAGAACACTCCTACAAAATCCCATACAATTCCGTCATGTATTGCACCTATATAGCGACCACATATCCAAAACACGTTTTGCATAATATTCTCCTTTTAAAAAAAGCTGCCTGCCGAAACAGGCAGCTTTATTAGCACTCTTAAATATACTTTGTTTATTTTTTCATTTCTTGCCAGGAATCTTGGCGCCGGCTTTGTTAATCACTTCCCACAATGGACCAGTTAATCCCATCATAGGCACAATCAATTTCGGATATTTCTTTTTGTAAATCTCTCCCAACGTAACATCTTTTATTTTTCCAATGTCCACTGTTGTTTTTGGTGCCATAGCTTACCTCCTTTCATAGATTTTTATCGGTGTCTGCTTACAAGCTCGGTGATTTGTTCATCTGTGAAGTTAGTTGCCAATACATTCAGCAAACAATTCTGAACCTCTTTGATCTGAGCAATATTAACTTCTACTTTCTTTCCTTCTACTTTTGCCACCTCCTTTGATAATGAATTTTCATTAATTTTTCTCATGGTGTCCTCCTTTCATAGAATTTTATTACAGAAGGCAGGTGAGGTATCAGTTCCGTACTCAACATTTGCAACTGTTTTTCTGGGCATCCCATTCTCCTTTTACTTTCCTTGCCTTCGTACAACTCACTCAATTATTACCTCTTTATCCAATTCAAATAAAATATCTTTCTTTTTTGTTTTGTAGAAGCGTTCTATTTTTTCGGAAACTGCTATCTCATCATCGCTTTCAAATTTTATGCTGAAACAACGGCACGGCTTTTTTTGTTTTGTATTAAAAATAACATGTAGCTCAGTAGGGACACTTGTTGCCTCCTCCTGTTCAAAGATTCTTAAAGCATCCGCTTTATCAATTTCGGCACAGACAATATATTCTTTTTTAAGGCAAAGAACACGTATCAAATTGACATATTTCTCTGGAATAACGCATGTGCCTCCTGCTCCAAAGTAGACATTCTTTATTGCAGGATTTTCCGTGAGATAAGCAAGTATTTTCTCAGGACTTGCCTTGTCAGAAGCAATAAATAATGTAAGCGAACCTTTGAAAGCACCTTCAGCTTCTACTCCAATAAAGTAATCCATTATAACCTCCTCATTTCATGTATCATTACATGTATTGCCTGCTGACATTTTATTCTTAAATACCTTTTCTGAGTAATAAAGTCATCCTGATAAGCATCATAAGAATCCTTCATATTGTTTATCAACTTAACCGCCTCATTGTAAGATGAGTATTGAAAGACAGGATCATATAACTCGGAGTAGCTTAATCTATCAGGCACCGCAGGAAGACAGCCTAACATGACTGCTTCAACCATAGCAATTCCGAATGTCTCTTGGTCAGCAAAAGAAACTGCAATCTTGCTTCTCTTCAGCAAATCATAGTATTCCTGTTTTGTTTTACAAACTTCCTTTGTACAAACAAAGGACCAGTTGCTATCTGTGTTCCTTCTTGCCAATTCAAGGAACATCTGTGGATTCTTTTCACTGTCAAGTCTGTGAGGGAACACAACAATGTTTTCCTTAGGACCAAAATAGTCAAGATCAAGAGCAGCAGGGATTCCTGTGACAATGATCTTGTTGGAGTCAATGTCTCGTGTTGACATCAAAAGTCTCTTGTGGTAATTTGTTGCAACGAAAACCTTATCAAGAATTTTGAACCAAGACTCTTCCAAACTCTTGCCCCAATAAGACATTCCTGACTTCGTGAGAAAGTCATACGGGTCATACGTCCCTGCATGAAGGATTCCACATATCTTAAACTTGAGTTTTAACGCATCACGGATATATGCAATAGACTCAAGCCCAGGAAACCAAGCATCCATAAGAAAGACAACATCATCATCTTTGATTTGTTTATTGTAAGCCATCTCACTGAATTGAGCAATCTGCATTGCTTTAAAGTAATTGGTTCCACATACATCAAGAAAAGAACCGTCATTTATCTTATCAGATAAAGGTTGTGGAAGGAACTGATAATTTTCAATGTTCTCTTTTTTAAATGCCTCAGTAAACCATTTAAACCAGTCAGCGGAATAACGGTCTTCCAAAGGTTCAATGGGGAAAAATAATATTCTCATAACTTACCCCTTATCCATAATGGATAAATGAATTAACTGCATGACTTCTTCCTTTGCAGACTGTACTTCTCTAAATACCCCACGAGTAATAGAAGTAATCATTCCTGAATGAAAACCTGTCTTCCCACCCCGACATCCCATGCAACCATGATCAGCGCCCATTACAAGCATAACCCCTTTAGGGTTGATTTCTGTACTAAGATAGTCAACTACTTCCACCCCTAATTTCTCTTGTAATTGGGGCTTACCAGAGAAATAATTGATAAGTCTAGCTGATTTACTAGCCCCGATTAATTCTTTGTCTGGTAAGTAAGCTAACCACGCTCGTCCTGAGAAAGGCAAAAGATGATGTGAACAAAGACTTGTATAAGGAATATTATCAAATAGAATGATTTCGTCATAATTAACATTAGGGAATGTTTTTAATGTGGGAGCTTCTTTATTTAGTGAACCCATCAGCTCATTACAATACATCTTTGCGATTCGTTCAGGAGTATCAATAAGATTGGGGTCAGTTAAATCCAACCCCAACCCTTCTAACATTTTCTGAACGGAATCTTTTATCAAGTTCCTATTCATTGATTATCCTTTCTTTTTTTATTAAATATAATTTTTTCATAATACGTTACCAAAATGCAAGAGTTATCTCATCCCTCTATTTCATCGAAAGTTTGCCTTCAACATTGTTGACTGTCTTTCCTTTCTTTCGTAAATCCTGAACGTGATTCCGAACTGAAGAAATCTTCCCACCAACTGATTTGGCGATCTGTTCAAATGTATTTCCACCTTTGATTAACAATGCATCAATCTTGGACGCATTGGACACTTTGTTAGCTTTCTTTGTGGCCTCTTTCTTTGCCGGTGCTTTGACTTCCTTCTTTACTGCGTTCTTTTTTTCAACAGGTTTCTTTGACATAACTTTACTTTTCTCCTTTTTTGTTTTTGTTTTTTTTGCAACTTCTTTTTTAGAAGTTGTGGTTACAGGCTTTTGATTTACCAGATGATTGTAAAGAGTAATGACTTCATCCGGAATCTGCCTTTCTTTCTCATCAGGTATTGCCTTGACAATCTCAATAAACTCCCCTGCCAGCTTGTCTGTTTCCTGAGTAACATCTATTTCTTTTTCTATTACTTTGGAAGCATTTAAACTGTTTACTGCTTTAATTAATAAGTTCTTATCCACCTTCATCTTAAAACTCCTTTTTATTTTATTATACACTCGCTTTTGCAAAACCGGAGCAAATTATTTTAGGCATTAAGAAACATTTATCATCTTATGAAGCTGTAGATTGAGAATAGCATTATATTTTATACAGAGTTTTTCTTGGTACATACGCTTTAAAAGAGTTGTTGGATTCATCTTCCCAAACATAGGGGAGAAAGCAAAATGTGGGACTGACATAAAATTTGTTCTGGTAATCTTCTTCATAACAGAAACAGCATCCAAGAAGTCTTCTTCGTTTCCTATAACAAATTTTAGATAATCTTGTGTTCTTATTTCTTCAAGGTTTTTAAAGTTCATTTTACTTCTTGCCCCACTTGAAGGTCCTTTCCAATCAGCAATCCAGGAAGAAACCCAACCCCCCCAATGTGGTATTTTACAAGAACCATTTGTTTCAATAGAAACAATGTAATTTCCCCCTAAATTAAGCATTTTTATTAACTCAAGAAGTTCTTCTTCTTGAAGTAAAGGTTCTCCTCCTGTGATTGTTATGTTCTTTAGTTTTAAGGATTGAACTTTTCGATAAACGTCCTTAACAGAAAGTTCCGTTCCTTTCTCTTTATCCTGTGATTGTTTGGTGTCGCAATAAACACAACCCGGTTTAATTGTACAGCCTTGCATCCGAATGAATGTACACATTGACCCTTGTCCTAGTGCAGATACTTCTCCGTTGATACTGGAAAATATACTGTTGATTCGCATGTTAAAACTCCTTTATCCAAATATTTTATCAATGATACTAACTAAGTCATGTTTGTGTTTCAGTATTTTCGCTATTACTCTTCGGTTCATTTTTATTTACCTCCTTATAAAATTTTATACAACAGATTCCATTCAATACATGAATCAGGTGTTTCATACAGTCTTAAAGCAACAAGTTTGATTGTCGAATAACACAATCCTTTTTGAATTAATGGAATCAAATATTCTATTATATGTTCAGCAGTAGGATTAGGAATAACATCATTTAAATCATGGTGATCAAACTTTTCTAAAATGTTATTAATTATTTCTTTTAATTCAGAAAAATCAATAATCATTCCACTACCGGATTGTACTTCTCCTGTCACCCCTACATCCAGGAACCATCTGTGACCATGAGGATTATGGCATAATCCTAAGTAATAAGGTAAGTGATGTGCCGCATCAAAGTGAAACTTTTTCCATACTATCATTTTTATCAACCTCCTATAATTTTATTATTCAAGCGGTTTCTCTGGGACGACGTAATCCTGCCAGCCCTTTTCTGAAAACCGTTTGCTTATGTTAATTATCTGTATCATCTTCTTGTCTTCTCAATATACCCAGTTGGTATATTATATGTTGGGCCGAAAAATTATTCACGCCGGGTATATTAAGTGTTATATGTACCATTTAAAAAACTTAAAAAGCGGCGTGATTGTTTGTCGCCCAAAATATGTATCTACAAGCATCGTTTTGATCCCTTTAATTTTTACTATTTTGGCTTTTGAATATCCAACGTCGTAAAGAGCCAATCGTTTTTTAAAGATTATGTTGTATATTTTAATAAGCATATAACCTCTCATTAGAGCGGATCGCTACGCTCCGGCTGATTTTTGTACTATGCTTCCAAAAACTCAATCGCCTCCCGCAACAGCAAAGACGGATTGAGGATGTAAGTTTCGTCAATAAAAATCTTATATACATTTATAGGGTAATCTGTGAGCTTTCTAACAATGCCGATTCCTTTTTTTCTTATAAATGTATAATACCTTTCCTCTCCGCAATACTCTTTCATCCGGTTCAGTATGTCTGCGGCGTTGTCGTAGGAGATGGATGGAGCAGAGCATATGTCTGCTTTGCATTTTCGGCAGATTGCAGAATATTTACTTGTCCGAACGTGATGACAACCGCCTGTCAGTTCGGTAAACCTCTGTGCGTCAGTCATGGCTTGCCTCCCTAAAGTAATCTATGCCATTCATTAAACTTTTATATTGCTTTTCGTCTATTTGAACATAGTCGTTGTCGCCAGAACCATAAATAACTGAATAACAATCTTTTAAATGGTACATTAGTCTAATGCTATAAACATTTATGTCAAAATTTACTCCTGTTGTTGTAACCAGACTAACGATTCCTATATTACTCATCCCCTTTCCTCCTTCTTCAGGTTGTCGGATTGACAATCAGAACAAACCTTATTAATATCGTTCCATATTGCACATCTTTGTCTTATTGGTACACTCCAAACATAGTTCAATATATTTTCCAACAACTTAGATTCACGCTTCATGTTCTCCACCAATGCCTCAAGCTCAGCAATCCGCTTGTCCTTCTCCGCAAAGGCTTTCAGGAAGGCTTGCTTGGCTTCATCTTCCGCTGGATAATGGTCTGTATCATTAGCACCAGACACCCTTTTATTCATACTCTTCTTCAACTTTCCCTTTGCTAATATGATATTTATAAGCAAGCTCAGAATCCAACAAAGCCTGCCCTGTCTTCAAATGCTGTAAGATAATGACATTATCCATTGGATTAAAGTCTTTATGTCTATGAGCAAGCAGGTTAAATCTCAAGACTCCTTTTTTCTTCTCAATCGGAGTTTGATTTAACGCTCCAAATATATCAACATGGCCTAATTTTCCTATCCATTCAGCAAGATCAGTCTCATCTTTCTGAACTTTCTTTAAGGAAGCTCTTGTTCCTTGACTTGCACTAATTGAAACACAATGTCTTTCTGCCGCAAGAGCTGAAATATTCTTCCAGATGTCATCTATTCCGTGTCTTGGTTCAGCTTTCCTTAATGACATGCTAGGGTGCAGGATGTCTGCATAATCTATTACAACAACATCAGGAATAAACCCTTCTTGATTCTCAAGGACATGTAGGGCTGTTCTTATATCATCAACCGAAGCAGAAAATCTTGGGTACGCTTTAAAGAAAAGATTATTTCCATACATTGTCTCGAAGGATTCAACATTCCTAATAAGTCTCTTCATTGTTGGTTTCTTAATTTTAATGGAAGTAAAATATGTTTCAGGGATATAGTCTCGTGACTTACCCCTACAATATGTGCAAGGAGTATACTCCTCACTGTATTTTAATTCCTCAGATGCCGACGCTCTCAAAACAATAGTATTCCTTCTACTTGAATTTGTACATGTCCCCGTCTGATTTTTCAGACAGTCAAATACAGGTAATAGAAAATCACCTTCAGCCCCTTGCCCGGTAATCCTATTATAAAATCTTTTTCTACAGTCATTAAGGTTCATCTCAAGAGAAAAGAAAGCTACTCGTGCATGACTGGTTAAAGCAGCCATTGTAAATTCCTGCAATGCAAAACTTTTTCCGGACTTAAAGGCACCTAGCACCCCCACAAACCATCCCCTCTGTAAAGGACCAAGCATCTCTCCTAATGCTCCAGGCATTGTAAAAACATTTCTCTCATCAGTATCCTCAAATGTCTTGATGATTGACTCTCTTGAAAAAGGATTGTCCCAACCTCCTACTGCTTCTGTCAGAACTGTTTTCTTTGTAAAGACTTCCTTTGCTTCATCGTCCTTTCCGAGCATTAGAAGCCCAAGAACTTTGTTGGAACGAAGTTCCATGTCCCGATGATCAAAGTATTTTAACGTATTGTTGTAAATGTAATCCTCATTGATTTGTTGCTCCTCAGTATATGTTTGACTGAGATTGAGAAGGAAGGTTGAAATAACTTCTGCTGAGGATTTATCTATTGTGGATTTGTTTGCCTCATAAATCTTTTGCATGTTAGCTTCGGGAGCTTTCTTGTACATATTGTAATAATCAACTACCCACCGAACAACTGTCTTTGTGTATTCATTAACAAAAAAATCCTCATCTAGTAAAGGAACTACTTTAGAAAGATAAGGAGAAGAAATAATCATTGCCGTTACAATTTGCTTTTCAACTGATGAACTAATTACCTTACGTTCATACGCCATAGTTTATCCTTTCTTTTTTCTAAGTTATTAATTCCAAATCTCGTTCATTAGTAACAAGCCAACACGTTCCTTCTGTGATTTCCTTTTCCTCATCCTCATCCAATTCAACGACAATAATTCCGTCAGAAGTAATAAACCAAACAGTTCCTATATCTCCATGAGCTTCCGAAAAATCTTTTATCTTTACTCTATCACCAGCTTTAATACTCACAGGAGTTTATCCTTTCTGAAAAATCAGTTTCTATTTTAATTATACTCAGAAAATCTCAAATGTATGCGGTTTCTTTTAGGTACTCAATTAAAAATTGTGAGTATGTTCTCTCTGAAGCTAGGAACCCTGTATGAAAACGCTTGCTTGTTTTATTGATATACTCCTCAAACATTGCAATTGTCAGCTTTGTGATCAGTTCAGGGACATTACTGCAATCATGCATGTTAATCCAATACTCAACATTATTAATCTTTATTCCTTTCTTTTCTGCAAACTCTGTAATCTGTTTGGATGCTGAAACAAAATCCATCGTTTCTTTTACAGAGTAATGCCCATTGTTTCCTTTCATCACGAATTTGCTGTACCATTCAATCAGCTTTTTCGTAATGTCAGGGTACTTATCCTTTGCGAGAATGTCGGCGTTCTTTTTATCAGAACAAAGAGCAGGTTCATTTTCATGATAGAAAAGGAAATGTGAATACTTTTTATACTCACAGTAAAAAAACTCACCCAAGCCTACTCGACGAAGGTACTTCTTATCATGAGGTAAGTGATCTGCACTCGTGGCTGCCAATGTGAAACGGCGAATTGCTTCCATGACTTCGGAACGCTTAAATTTATAATTCTTATATTTGGCATACTCAGGAATTGTATTGAACAAGGTTCCTTTGAAAAGCTTTTCAAGATTTGTGACTATGTTGGTATATGTTTTGGTTCCTGCTTTATGTGTGTGCAAAGAAGGTATATCATTCCATGAATCAATGATTGCTTTTGTGTTTACAAAGGTATCATTTGTTTCTTCAGTGTGCCTGTTTCTTTTTTTCTCTTCAACTATTGCTTGTCTTACCTGATGCCCGTGCGCCAGCACGGAATCTGTTTCTTTAGAAACAGTTTCTTTTTGTTTTTCTTCTTTGTCTTCTATATTAGTATTCTGTTTTAAAGGTTCTTTAACTCTGCCATTAAGACTCTTTATAAGCAGGTTGTGTCGTTCTTTATAGTCCGCCTTGACGGCAATGATTCTTTTTCTGCCATTAAATGATAGTTCTTCTATATACCCTTCTTCCTTCAATCTTGATATAGATGTACTTACTGTGGTAGTTGTTACCCCTAGTATATTTGCCATGTATTTGTTACTTGCAAAACAATGTTCCGCATTGTCATGAAGTTCTACAATACAAAAAACCAAGCAATCTATTTTATTTAAAATATCATTTAAGAAAAGCTCTGGTTCCATTTTTACATATTTTAATCCTATTCTATTATCTTCTTGTTCTTCAATAATTGGTTCCATTCTTTACTCCTTTCAAATTTTCCACAAATAAAAAATCGCTTTAGTAGAGTTCCAGAATGAGACTCAATTAAACTAGCGACCAAGCAAAGTTTGTTGATGTCCCCTTTCAGAGTAAGACAAACAACGATCTGAATGTCCCACTCTGAAGCTCTACTAAAGCGACTTTGGTATTCTAAAGTCTTGTCTTTTGCTTGGTCATTTTATTTCATTAGCGGTACACTGCTCTGATCAGTGTATTAATCTTATATAGCATACGTTAGTGAATTGCAACTATTTTGTCAGGTATTTTTTTCATTAAGATACTCTATTAATAATATTAATATTTTCCCTTCAAAACCATCCCTAATAATAGAGTCAATATCATCATATTCATAGTTGTTTTCTCTGTTAAATTTTCTTATTAAAGTAGGTATGAGAGAATCATCTAATTCCGCTTGTTCTTTCTTATATTGTTTCTCAGCTTCATTCCATCCGTCAATAAAATCCTGATAGTGATGATGTCCTTTTGGATAAGGATTCATATACTTAGCTGTCAATGTAGGACAGAAAGCATTCCGTCCTTCTCTTCTAACGTGTGAAGGAGTCATTTTATTTACCTCTCAGTCTCTTCAATCTTAATTCTCTGTGTTCCTCATCTAGCTTTTCTTCAGCTCCGTCAAGTCCATATCTGAAAATGTAATAGATAGTCATGATGAGGGATTCAAATTTAATCCATAAAGATATATATCTTTTCATGACTTATAACTTCAACTCCTTTCTTAAACTTCTGACATCTGATTCCTGCATCTCAGCAGGGTCATTGTCAGTGATTGTTATTTGCTCCACATGATTGATTACTCCCGATAAGTCATAGCATAACTGCTCCGCTTCCTCATTCGCTGATTTGTCATACATGACAAAAACATTTTTGCATTTCCTCAGTAGTGCGACCTGAGCAGTTGTGAATTGAGTTCCAAATGTAGCACAGCACCCGTCCCCCATTCTCCAGACATCAGTAGGTCCTTCAACGACAAGAGCAGTTTCCTTGACAGTATCAAAGTTATAAAGAGATTCCTTGACTGTGAGAACTGATTTTTCAATAGGGCAATTGTCATAACGTCTTTCTGCTTTAACGATTGCACGGGCAAGGAATGTGACAAGCTGTTTGTCAAGATATACAGGAAGGATAATCCTGTACTTATATTCTTTTCCTATTCCACATCCGTATAAGTCGTACTTCTCAGTCAGGAGATCAGGGTCGAAGTTCCTGCTTTCAAGATATTTTCTGTGCTGTTCTGGCAGAGGCTTTACTGCATTCTTTGGGAGCATGACTTTAACAGCTTTGACACGTTCTTTGGGAAGCATGATGATTGAATTATCAAACTCATCCCTTATCTCACGAGCTTCCGCAAAAGTGCATTTGTCAATTAACGTAATGAGCTTGAGAGGGTTTCCTGTCAGAGAGCATTTCCAGCAAGAGATATTTCCTGTAGCAATGTTGACTCCAAGATGATTTGTTTCATCTCCACATCTTGGATTGACGCAACGGATTCCTACCCATCCTGATGAGACATTCTTTCCCCTTGATACGTATTCAATTCCTCGACTGTCCAGGTATGCAATGACATCAAACATTTCTTATAATGCCTCACTATGTCTTCTTCTTTTTTGGTTAGAGGGAGCAATTACTTTTCTGTCACGAATAGCCTCCTTCTGTAAAGTTTCAATTCGTTTTTGTTCTCCCTTTAATTTAGGAACAGCAATAACTTTGAGCCCAAAGAAGACGCACCAATTGTTGCGTTCCTCCGGAGTTAAATCCTTCGCTTCTTTTATACAAAGATTCTGTCCTGCATTTTTAAATAAATAATCAAGCTGTTCCAGTTGTGTTTTTCTTTTCCTAGCTTGTGTTAAGAGCTTTTCAACTTCCGGGAAGAAACTCATACAGTCCCCCCTGTTCTTTCATCAATTTTAATGTTCATTATAACCAACCCTCCTCTGTGTATGTACACATACGAAAACCGAAATGCTCTACAAGGAAAGGACTGCTTGGATTAAAGCAGTCATAGATAATTATGTCCTTCTTTGAAGATGTTTTTCGTAATCCTCTACCAATCTTTTGTACTGTTGCAATCTCAGACTTCCCTCCGGCAGCATTGATAATAACATTCAGCTCAGGAATATTTATTCCCTCAGACCAGATCGTTGTTGCAATGACACATTTCAACGCCTTGTTATTTAGATCATTCTTAATCTGCTTTCTTTCCGCAGTTGATGTGGCTCCTTCTGCGAAGTCAGCAAGCAAATCTTCCTGATAACAGCGGGAGAAAATATATCTCCCATGTTCAATTCGACTGACAAGAATTAATACCGAGTCCCCTTTCGCAACATGCTCCTTTGCTTTGTCAACAATCACTTTATGCTGGTCGAAGTTATTGACAACTCCATAATTGTAAACATCCGCATACTTGCGAAGTTCCTTAACACTTTGAGAGAAAGGAACTTTTAAAATTTTAATCCTGACGTTAGCAATCAATCCTCTTTCATTCGCTTCCTGATTCGTCACTTTGTCGACGATAGGCCCAGTCATTCCTTCTAAAGCAAGCTGAGCCTGCTTGTCTTTTGGAAATGTCGCTGTGATTGTAAATCTTAAAGGAGCAGGAAGCTGAGACAGAATTTTAAAATACTCCCCATCAAACTTTGTAATGTGATGTCCTTCATCAATAAGTACCATATCATATAGATGAGAACAGCTATCCACATGTTTTATAAAGCTCTGACGAGTAGCCATAGTAATCTGTTTATCAAGACTTGATTGTTTGTCTCCTATTATTCCTGGAGAAATTCCCAGCTCCTGTTTACATACTTCTGCGGACTGATACATTAAATCCAACGTATGACACAGCCATAGAACTTTAAGGTCAGGGTTGTCTCGAATAAAAGCGGAGATAATCCCTATACCTATGACTGTTTTTCCTAGGCCGGTCGGAGCAATTAAAGCTCCTCTCTGAGCTTCACACGCTTTTGAAACCAAGCGAAGCTGTTCCTCTCTTAACTTGATTGTTAAGAGTTTTGGTTCAGAGAAAGGAATCTTATCAAGCTTTCCTGTAACTGCTATAGGAATATTTTTCTCTTTACAGAAGTTCACAACTCTTGGAAGTAACCCTGTGAAGAAAAGAAAGTTCCCATTTTTCATTCTGATAAGTGTGCTTTTGTCTCCCTCAACTCTCGTCTTTCTGAACATTCCTGTTTTATAATACACATAAGGGAAAGACAGTTCCTGCTTGATGATAGCCGCAAGGCCTGGCTGTATCTCACAGTGGATGGGATCATGAATTTTTATATCCATAGTTTACTCCTTTCTATTCTTAGAAAGCTTCTCTATCTTCCTTTCTAATTGGTCAATGTAATTGGCAGCAATTTGCATTTGGTCATAAGGCTCACCATCACAATTGTTTTGAGATGCCAATACTCTCAAAACAGTTTGAATAGGTTCCTTTATTCCCTTTACTGATAAGGGATTTCTTATTAACTTCATTGTAGATTTCCTCACCTCAAAGCAACAGCTCTGAGGAAGAACCAAAGTTCAAACTTCAGAGCTTCAAATTTTTTCTTCCCCCAACCTTTTCTTCTCCTAGCATATCTGAAAAGTTCCCGTTGATTCAGAACCCCATTGTCTTTGTAGATTCTTTCTGGAACATCTTCTATGAGGGAAATAAATTCCTTAACTTCATCAGACACCACTTTGAATGTTTCTTTATTTAAGAGACATTGTTCAGGGGTTTCCTGAACTGGAAGTATTGCTTTACTTGCATCAAAAAATTCCCCATACAATACCATAGCGGCGTCTACTGTTTTTGACAAAAGGATGTTTTTGTCTTCAATCATGTCTCACTCCCTTCCTTGAATAGAATTTTAATTTCTTTCGGAAGTACGGAACTTTTCTTTACATACAAAGCTCCGGAAATATCGTCTCCTAATGCACCGATTGTGTATCTGTCACATGTCCCTTGAACACAGTCAAACTTTGCAGTTATTTTTACTTCCTTTTTCTTAACTTCCTGACTTTTTCTTTCTGACATAACACTCTCCTTTCCTATCGGTTATAAAGTTTGCATTCTCCTTCCTCTAGCAGAAGGCTCCTCATCTTGTCCTTGGCTCTTTCGGGTTGATGATTTTATTGCATAAGAAACCATCAATCCTTGTTTACATGAACCACATTCCTCAAATCCTTTTGCTCGTCTGGCTGAACATACAATTAAGTCTAACCAATAATTGTATTTTTCACACCAAAACAAATCCCTTAATGAAAAATCTTTGCAAATTGAATTTTTGGAATCATTTACTTCAGTCTTCAAAATGCAAAAGCCCATTCTTTGCTCCCGACATAAGGAGCATTTTATTTCTGACATAGAATTCCTCCTAGTGAAATTTTAACGCCTCTTTTTTGCTACGGTTTCTTTCAAGTGTACGGAACAGAACGCTTTGATAGCCATGCGGATTGCCTGCGTGAGTGAAACGATCCCTAGTTTTTCCTGAACTTGTGCAATATCATTCCACATTTCATCGGTGAGGGCTATCTGCCTTTTTACCATTTTCTCTCTTCCAGTTATCATAACTTCCTCCTTTTTAACATATTTGTTTTTACCAAGACCCAGACCTAGACCAAGACCCAGACCAAGACCTAGACCAAGACCCAGACCAAGACCCAGACCC